TTCTGTCCCAACCCATATCAACAAGTTGTTGTGTGATATTGCGCATAGTGTTCATATCGCCGCTAGTATTGATTACTTCGACACCCAAAGCCTCTAATTCACTTCTTGCACCACCGATGTCACCACCCATGCGAGCATAAATCATACGCAAGGCACGACCAGCCGCACCTGCTTCTTCACCTGCTTCGAGTAGCACCGCAGACATAGCCGCCATGTCCTCGAAACTCTCTTTTACTAACGCTCCCTGTGCGGCGAAGTTTGTCATAGTTTCCACTAATTCACCCTCAACCGCTACCGACCGGTTAGCAATTGTGTTAAGTGCGTCAAGAGCAAACGCCGATTGGTCGGTTAGTATTTTTTCCTGTTGTAGTTGAGTAAGTCTTTGAAATTGAGCCGCATTCAAATCCCCATATAATATGCCTGTTTGCTGTTGTAGTTTGATAATACCCTTCATAGCCTCTTCGGAGTTTAGGTCAGATATGTTAGATAGGATTTCAGCCTGTTCAACCAACAGTGGGATATTCTCCTCGCCAACAATGGCCGCTACCTGTGCCGCCCTTGAACCTGCGGATAACGCCTCAGTACCTACCTTAGCATAGGCCAAACCAACTTCTTTTAGTTCTTCTGCTAATATATCAGCGTCTTGGCCTCCGTAAAACTTCTCGAACTCAACTTGGGCTTTACCCATCTCAATTGTTACCTGCTTTAGTTCACCAATGTACACGCCTATGGCTCTCGATACATCTTCGATAGGCTTTAACATAGCCTCGAAAGAGTCGAGGCTAACCGCCCTCATAACATTCATAGCGGTTCTATGGTCTTGAATTAATTTACGAGCGTTAAAGCCCGCAACTACATTGAAGAATACTTGGGATGCGCCAACTCTTGTCATGTTATCACTCTCCCTGCTTTACAACAGGTATGCCCCGTTGCTTTAATAATTCGACTACTTCGTTGCCGCTTAACTCTTGACCCGCCTTGTGTCGGCGTTGTTTAACTCGCTCCATCATGGCTTTGCCGTCGTTCTTGGCTTTGCCAGTGGCTTTGCTAACTTGGTCGTGCATGTCGTTTAATACGGCAAGGTCATACTCGAATAGATACATTCCCCCTTCAGCAGTATATTTCATCAACAAGTCACTTGGTACGGCTCCTTTGTACGATGAACATAATGCGGGGGCTACCTTGCCTAAGAGTCCAAAGGGATTGCACCCTCCGGCTCTCCAATCCCTCTAACAAAATTAAACACCTGCATCAATTCATCCTTGTCAAGCATGTTGACATCGAAATCATCGGGCAGGCATGGGGGAATCATCTCCCTCATTTGTGAATTAACATCTCCACCGACATCTTCAAGAGCCGTCATAAACTCTTCTTGTTGCTCGTCAGTCCACTCATCTTGGTCTAAACCGAAGTGCTTAAACCTACGGAATGTTTTGGCTAGTAAGGTTTCAAACTTGAGTCGCTCCATACCGGAGGCTTGGCGTACCCAAATCTTCTTTGTTCCAATTTCAAACTCTTTCTTTAGTATCGGCATCTTTTTCACTCTTCTTTGCTTTACTTTTCTTTGCTGGCTTTTTTGCCTTAGTTGTCTTTTTCTTTACTTCGACAACTGGTTCTTCGACGACTACCGGTTCTTCAACTACCGGCTCATCGTCTTGAATAGAGAGCCCTTTTGTTAGGACTACGGACTTTACTTTTCCGATTATTTTTCCTACGGATTTTCGCATCTAAATCACCTTATGCGATAGAGTATGTAATTCCTGATGCCAATCCTGTTGAAGCCGCAGTGTGGGTTATTATTGCTTCGGACATAACATTGTCTGTGTCAACAAGAGCGACGAAGTTTAGGCTTAGGCTTTGTGTGTCACGACCACTAATGTTTGCGGTTGGTGCCTCCCAGCGTACTTTACGAATAGCCAGTACAAGGGATTGTGTACCATTGGTTAGTGTTAGTTTAATCGCTGGGTCGCCACTCACACCATCGTATAACTTGCCGCCGCTTGTTAGAAGCATATCGTAACCCGGAACGCTTGTACTGCTTGTTGTCGAAGCGTCTGAGAACTCAATTGTTCCTGTGATTTCACGCATTTGCGGCTCCGGCTGGCGAATGTATGTTCTGTCACCAATCGAGCAAGCCGCATCGGTGTCAAGGTTCATGTTATACTCAAGGTTGATTGACTTAATCTTAGTTGACTCAACTCCTGTTGCACCTGCTTCTGAGAACTTAACTTCACCGTCTGCGAAGTGGTACCCATCAAGTGCGGCACCACCGAAAGACGGTGTAGTGGCTAGTAGGCTACTTGTTCCCGATTCAGATTTGCCTGTGAAATCAACGGACATAGTAACATATTCACCGTGGGTGCAGTTAAGGCTAAGTCTGTTAATACACATACCTTTGTACATATGCTCCTTTTCCTCACGACCTATTTCAAGGGTGAAAGAAGGTAAAACATTGTCCCTATCCTCTTTCATTGTGTGAGTGAAACCCGAAATTGTGTAACCTGCCGCCCCGCCGCCCGGTGATGCGGTTCCGTCACCGTAAATACCATAGAAGCATAGGCCTAGTAGGTCATCCGGTTGTGCGACGAAGTTTATTCCACCTTCTGAGTATTCCTTTCCATTTACGGACTTTGCCGCACCGTATCGGCTAACATCTGCTCTTGTCATCAAATCAAATCTGTATTGTATGCTTTCGTCGTCTATTTCGCCTATCATTTTTCCCGATGCCGTCATAGCCGACGGGACACCGTAAGAACGGGCACCATTTGCAGTCAGATGCTCGGGTGTCATGGCGAAATATCTGTATTCAAAATTAGAGGTCATTTACCTTCACCTGTATGTCGCTACTAATGGTTTGTTATTTGAAGGTTATTACCGATGTAGCATGTTTAATTGACGCATGTATGTCAATTCCATACGGTGAACGCAGATAACTTCGTCATTATCCATTTTAGTATCGAAGGTAATAGAGTAATCGGTTAGGCTATCAGTCGTGCCTTTAAGCCCGGTGTTAGTATAGATTTCATCGAAAGCATCACCAGCAATTTCCATACCTTGACGGTATGCGTTTTTGTAATCTGTGCCTCGGGTAGTTATAAACAGGACTAAGGTGAAAAATTGCTTGATTCTTGTACCACCTATTGTGTCAAAGTTTGGTGAATCCATCTTCTGTAAAATTACATGAATGCTGGGGGGAGCGATTCTTGAAATCTGCTGGCTAGATATATCGTAGCCGTATAGGATGGATGAATCATCAACAAGGTTTTTGATAAAGAATCGCTTGCTATTCTGCAATAGATTTACCACTGAAAGACCCATACGAATAAGACTGTCAGATACAAAGGCACTTGTGGATAATTCATCAGGACTGAACGCACCCATGTTGGTAGTATAGACATTATTCCATAGAATCGTTCCATCGTCATTCCCCCACTGTATCTTCTTGGATGAACCTGCACTGCCTGTCACTTCAAGATAGTTGGTAGCCGCTAAATCATCTTCAACTATCTCTCTCATATACAAACGGGCTTTACCGGTCGCACTATCTAGTGTTAGGCGAAGCATGATAGGCACTGCCTCGAAACCATCTGCTTGTGCTAAATCTAACTCTCTCGATGTAACAGTAGTAGTGCCTACTAATTTTAGAGTCTGTGAATTGCCGGTAGCATGGACTTCAACCTTGTGTGTTCCGTTATCTAATTTCATAAGAACGGTGCCGTCAGATGGTGCCACCGAGTATTTGAAACAAACAACAAGAGTATAGTCATCAGTTGTTGGGGTTACATGCCAAAGTTGACCGCTACCTGCACTAGCAATCTGCCAAGCCTCGCCAACGGCCGAGCCATCACCGCCTGTTCCTGTTAAGGTAAAGGACTCGTTATCTTGCCCATAGTCGGTTAGGTTTGATGGGTCGCCACCATTCATACGAGAAGTCCAGTATTGATTAGTAGTTGATATTGCCACGGCCACCACCCCACGCCTCGTTAAAAGCATCTATTATTGCCGCCTCAATCTGCGGGCTAACTGCATCTCTCGCTTTGCTCAACCAATCAATTGATTTGAAACCGGGATGCACCATGTTATTACCAGTTTTAGCGTTGATAAATCCATCACCAGC